GATCATGAGCAAAATCCGTTCCGCCGCGAAGCGGTTCGGTGTGCAGATCAGCGACGGCGACTCGAAGTCGCGGCGCTCGTTCTCCCAGCCGTATGTGTGGCAGCCGTTCGGGCCGGGCGCGCCGATCGACCCGCACGACAACGACTACGACAAAAGCCCGGTCGCCGCCTACGACCAGACGCTGGGCGGGCGCGCCGATGTGACTCCCGGCGCGAACGTGCCCGGTGTCGCGGTCAAGGGCGGCTACGACGCGCACGACGAACCGTATGGGCCCAAGCAGATGTACGCGCTGTACCTGCTCGCCAACGACGAAGTATGCCCGGGCGGCCAGATGTGCGCCGGCGCCAGCTGCCCTGACCACGGCACCGAGGAGGACGCGATGGACGGCGTGAGTGATTACCGAGACGGCTTCGGCGGCAAGCAGGCCGCACCGTTTAAGAAGGGCGGCGGCCGGCAAGGCGACGACGATAAGGACGACGAGTCGCGTCAGCTGCCCGACGCGCACGACGAGATGAGCGACTACGAAGACGACGACGCCGAAGGCGCGGTCGACGACTACGACGAGGACGAGGACGAGCACGAATCCGACGCCGAGGACGAGGATGACCGCGACGACCAGATCGACCTGTCGCTGGCCGCGGCGCTGGAAAAGACCATCTGCACCTGCTACCAGATGGCTGAGGTGATCGACGACAAGGACCTGCGCACCATGCTCGCCAGAGCACGCCGCCAGGTCCGCGACCTGCAGCACCTCCCGGGCAAGGACGTGGACATCAGCCGCAAGCTCGAGGAGCTGCGCTCCGAGTTCGGCGACCCCGAAACGATCACGGTGTCCGACGGGCTGCGCGCCATCGCCCAGGCCGGCTTCGCCGACGTGATGAAGCCGAGGGCGTCGTGATCGTTACCGGCATCATTCTGCTGATCGTTGTTTGGGCACTCCCGCAGATCTTCCCCAATGCTGCGCCACCCGTCCCGGCGCTAGAGCACATCGGGTGGGTTATCGGGATAATCCTCATCGTGGTCGGCATCATCCTGCTCTTACTCGGGCGATTTGGGCACCCCATCGGCGGCAGACGGTACTGGTACTAACGATGGACGATCGGACCCCTGAGCAGATCGAGGAGATCCTGGCCGAGGCCCGCGCCGAGAAGGCCGGCTATCTGCGCGGCAAAGGATGGACCGAACAGCAGATCACCGCGTACTTCGCGTCGTGCCGGTGGATCGGCTGGCGACCACCGTGGTGGATGAACTCGCTCGGCCGCCAACAACGTGTTGCCTAACGTCCAGCAGTATTCATCGGCGGCTGGTACAGCTCGATGAGACTGGCTTCTAGTGCGCACATCTGCTCTCTGCTGGTGCAGCGAACGATTTGCACCCGCCGAGTTAGCGGTCCTTTGTCGCTGGTCATGTGACTGCCGACCCGACCCATGACGTTGATCGACTGGCCCACGTAGATCGGGCGCTCCGTATCATCACTCCACAGCAGATAGACGCAGAATCCATGCGGATCGAACACGTCGACCCGTAAATTTTCAAGCAACGCTTCGGCGCAGTTCCGAACCCGCTTAAAGCCGACCTCGTCGGTGATTTCCAGCTGGGCTAAATGCTTGCGAATACTGGCGGCTGTGGTTGCTGCCACCCGTCGCCGCTCCGCCTCCGCAAGCGCCTTACGCTCTCGGAGGTCATCCCTGAGAGCAGCCGCGCGTGGTGACAAGGACCTGGGCTTTTTGGCAGCAACAGCCTGAACCCGAACCTGCTGGGCGTCGCGTTGCTCTCTGGTGGACTCCGCGAAGGCGAGAATCGCCTCTAGCGTTATCAGAGGTTCGGCCGATCGGCCTGTAAATTCCCGCATGTCGACTCCTGGTAGTCGGCCATGCCCCGGGGCGGTGACGGCCGTCGCCGGGGTCTTTCGCAATCTACAACGCCGCGCCGACAAATCCGGCGTGTCGCGCCGCTGACCACGGAAAACCTTTTCCTAGAATCTCAGCAGGTCGAGAAGCCCGGTGACGAATCAGTGGAACGGCTCAGTGCTTCACGGCGCGGTGACGAATCAGCCGGCAGTACGTCCACAAAGCGAAGAACCCGAGAACGCCACACGCGGCCGACCTGCAGTTAGACCGCCGAGCGATGTCTCGTCTCTTCCTTTCGCCAATTTTCCGTTCCAACAAGGGATTTGACATGACAGACCAGATGGAGCGCCGCGACCTGATGGTGCCCGCCGCTGGTGGCCTCGAGGACTTCCTTGACCAGCTGCTCAAGCGACGGGAGTCCACCGCAGAACAGCGGGCCCGCTCACAGCAGAAAGCTGAAGCCGTACTCCTGCTGGCCCGCGAACAGGGCCGAGAAAAGCTGGAGCCCGAAGAAGATTCCGAGTACCGCCGCTACATGGGCGACATGCGAACCCAGGGCGCGGAAGTCATCGGACTCGACGAGCGGATCAACGAGATCCGCGCCGAGGTGGAGCGTTCCGGGCAGATCTCCAAGAACCTCGCCGGCATCCGCAAAGCCGAGCACGCACGCATCTCGGTCAAGGAAGCGTTGACCTACCGGTCGGACAACAACCGGCAGCACTCCTACGTCAACGACCTCGTCAAGTACCAGTGCAACCTGGATACCACCGGGCAGTGCCGCGACCGGCTGTTCCGCCACGCGCAGGACGTCGCCACCGACGACTCCTACAAGGAGTACCGCGACATCTCCCGGGTCGACGGCCAGGGTGGTTACGCTGTTCCGCCGGCGTGGCTGATGGATCAGTACATCGAGCTGGCCCGCCCCGGTCGTGCGTTCGCGAACCTCGTTCAGCGGCAAGCACTTCCAGGAGGGACCGACAGTATTAATATCCCGAAGCTGCTGACTGGTACCGCGGTCGGTATCCAGCAGGCTGACAATTCGCCCGTGGTGGATGTGGATTTGACGGACACGTTCATCAACGCGCCGGTGCGAACGATCAGCGGCCAGCAAGGGGTCAGCATCCAGCTGATCGACCAGTCGCCGATCGCGTTCGACGACGTCGTGTTCCGCGACCTGGTAGCCGCGCACGCCGCCTCCACCGACACCCAGGTGCTCTCCGGTACGGGCACCAACGGTGATGTGCTCGGCGTGAACAACACGCCCGGTATCACCACGATCCCCGCGTCCGCGGTGACGATTCAGGGTGTGTACGCCGCGATCGCCAACGCCATCCAGAAAGTGCACAGCACCCGCTTCCTGCCACCCGAGGTCATCGTGATGCACCCGGTGCGGTGGGGCTGGTTCCTGTCCCTGTTGGACAACCAGGAACGCCCGCTGTTCCTGCCGCAGGCCAACTCGCCGATGAACGTCGGCGGTATCCTGCAGGACGTCGCGAGCCAGCAGGTGGTCGGCAGCATGCACGGCTTGCCCGTGGTGACCGACCCCAACATCACCACCACAGCCGGCGGTTCGCCGGGCACCCAGGACCTCGTCTACGTCCTGCGCGCCTCCGACCTGGTGCTATGGGAATCTGGAATTAGGGCGCGCGTCCTCCCAGAAACCAAGGCCGCCAACCTGACGGTTTTGCTCCAAATCTATAACTACCTCGCCTTCTCGGCAGGTCGTTATCCGCAGTCGGTGGTGGAGATCACGGGATTGACAGCACCAACTTTTTAGCCATGCTAATTAGTTTCTGAACCAAATGGCCACCCAGGAGGGTGGCCATTTTGGTATGTTTAAAGACCCCCGCACCTGCGGAAACAGGCCGGGGGAATGGCCACCTGACATGGAGGTGACATGGCTAATTCTAGTGGCGATCCACTATTTCCTCTGAAGGACCTTAAAGCTCCGTCCATCGTGGTGTATGGGCCGGGCGATGAAGAACTCAATCTCTTCGATCCCCGCGCCGAGGACATCGGCATCAAGACATGCACGCACTGCGGCCGGGTCAAGTTGCTGACAGAATTTTCCCCCGACCAATCATGGTGCAAACGCTGCTGCACCGACCGGGCGATGTCTGAGTACCTGGCCGATCCTGAGCCCAAGAAGGCGGCCATGCGAGCTCGCTACGCCGCTAAGGCAGATGAGATCAATGCGGCCACCCGGCAAAAGCGTAAGGAGGAGCCCGACAGGTTCTGGGCGCATGACCTAAAGAAGTTCCATCTCACGCCTGATCAATACGACGAGATGTTCAAGCGCCAGAACGGCGTGTGTGCGATCTGCGAAAAGCCGTGCAAAACGAGGCGGCGACTGGCTATTGACCATGACCACAGTTGCTGTCCGCGCCGCGACCGCTCATGCGGCAGGTGTGTCCGCGGCCTTCTGTGCGCAGACTGCAACAACGGCTTGGGCCGATTCGGTGACGATCCTGAGTTGCTGCGGGTGGCCGCTGACTACCTCGACGAGTGGAGGAAGGCCCATGCGGCGCGCCGCGTGGGCGATTGACCCTCTCGCGCTTATTCTGCGGTCATGGTTGTAGGCACCCATGAACCCGCGCCGGCGGTTAGCGGCCAGTACGGGCGGTTGCCGCCGCCGCCGGAGGGCGCGATGTATGTCCGTGACCCGCGGGCGGCTGAGGCGTTGGCGGTGCATAACAAGATCGCGTTGTTCGAGGCGCTGGGGCTGGAGGTGCCTGAGCATTTGAGGCAGCTGGCTGCGGATTTGCCGGCAGCGCCTGCCGACAGCGACGACATCATTCTGGTGGATGAGGACACCGGGGAGTTGATCGCCGACGTCGATGTCACCGACCATGATGCGGGGGAGGATCTGCCCGAAGGGGCGGTGCGGGCCTGGCAGACGTCACCGGAGCCGGCCGCACCGGAGCCGGAACCCGAACCCGAGCCGGAACCCGAGCCGGAGCCGGAACCTGAGCCTGAACCGTCGGTGGTGTTTGATGTGGATTCGCTGACCGTCGCCGAACTCAAAACCGAGCTGGACTCGCTGGGCGTGGAGTACACCCACGAGGACCGCAAAGCTGACCTGCAGCAGAAGCTCCGCGATGCGCTAGAGGAGTGAGCCGTGACCGCTCCGCAGCCGCCACTGCAAGACCTGCTCGACCCCAACGATCCCGATTGGGCGAAATTCCAGGCGCAGGACCCCGACTGGTTTCTGGCCGTCGCAGGTGACGCGATCCGCGACTACTGCGGCTGGCACATCTACCCCAACCTGCAACTGAACGTGAGCAACCTGGAGATCGGCACCCGCGGGCTGATCAACCTGCCCGCCACCCTGGTCACCGACGTCGTCTCGGTCACCATCCAAGCCTCCGACGCCGAACACACCGTGCTGCTGGACCCCGCCGAGTACAACTGGTACGACTACGGGGTCATCGAGCCGCTGTCCTGGCACTGGTGGTCGGCCTACGGCGGCTTCTACTACGGGCCCGACAACTGGTCGTTCCTGCCGATCTACCAGTACGGGCTGGCGACGGTGGTGTTCAACGCCGGCTACACCGAATGCCCGCGGGTCATCAAAGAGATCGCCTACGAGCTGACCACCGTCACCAGCGAGGTCGCCGCCGGCAACGTCAAAGAGATCCAAACCCCCGGCTTCCGGCTGTCGCTGATGCAGGCATACGGCGCCACCCTGAACGCTGACCAGAAGAACAAGCTGTCCAAATACCGGCTGCCGACGGTGCGCTGATGCCCACCGTGCCGTGGCCCGCGCACCCGTTCACCACCACGCCGTGGCAGTGCGTGCACATCGTGCGCTGGGAGGACACCACCCAAACCGATGAGCACGGCAATTACCCGGTGATCGACGACCCGCCGGTGATCCGCAACTTCTATGACATCTCCCAGTTCGGCCGGCGCGGCTCCAGCCACCTGATCATGGGCCCGGAGTTTCAGGAACGCGCCGAGACGATCCTGCACATGAGCGTCCCCAACCCCACCCTGTATCAGGCCGGGGATCAGATCATCTTGTTCGCCGAGCTGGACAAGGACGCCGACGGCAATTACAGCTACTCGCCGTTCACCGACGACGGGCAGCCCAACGGCGTCGCCTACTTCGTCGACGGCGACCCGCCCGAGGACCGCATGAGCCCGTGGCCCAGGTTGACCATGCAGTTCGGCGGCGTCGTCAAAATCAGGCGTGTTACGTGACCGGCCCGTACTGGGGCGGCGAATCCGACTACGACCCGCATGAGCATTACTACACCGCCGACGAAGGCGAAATCGTGTTGGCGCATGAGGGTGAGTTGGAGCTCGAACAACGCTCCGACGAGCAGCTGCCGCTGCTGCTCTATCTGCCCGGCTTCGGCGGCCAAATCGTCCTGCGCATCAACCCCGGCTATTTCCGCCAGATCATGCACACCCCGGAGATCACCGCGATGGTCGACCAACGCTGCGAGGCGATCGCGTCGGCGGCCAACGGCATCGCCGTCAAGGAAGGCGCCGAATACATCTACCAGGTGTCCAACAACGAGAACAAC